GTATTGTTTATTTTCTAAATATTTACGAATGCAGTATATGTCCAAAGAATCTCGAAGGATAGGTAGGTCAAACGCCGCGATATTGTGGCCTAATAGAAGGCCTCCTGCCTTTTGGAAATCATCGAGGTCATACTTGAGGTCACGCAGACTTTTGATGACGTGACCGCCCTTAGCGAAAGTATCAACGGCTTCATCAACGTATGCGGTTCCCGTCGAACCATCCCAAGTGGTTACAGTTGAAACTTGAAACATATGGGTATTTCCAAATCCACCGATTTCATAGGACATGTTTTTAGTCTCTAGGTCAATCGCCATTACATTCATTTCACTCACCGCCGGACCAAAGTTTGCTCAACTGTTGCTCTTTCTTGTCCACCTTTTCTTCTTCAGCAATTTTTCGCTTCAAGAAGACAACGATGTTTTGTCCTGCAACAGTAACCATCGAAGAACATTCCCACCCTTCTTCACCATATGTGTTTAGGGATTCAATAATCACCTTTGGCCCTTTTGATACTTCAAATACTTTATATGTGTTTTCCCATTTCATTCTTCATCACCAACTAATTTTGTATAGACTGAACGTCCTTCTTTTTGTTCTTTGAACTTATGTTGAATCTTTCTGTAGTAATTGTATACAGATGGCTGCGATTTGTTACCTTCGTTCATCACTCTAGTAAGCAAATCTTTCTTTGAAACAAAGCCTTCATTCTCTTCAGTTACCATCTCGGCATAAACCTTAGCAAATACAGGAAACAGAGACTTTTCTGCGATGCTTCGTCGCTTGACCCGAAGGCCTTGCTCTAGCCAATCAACCAATGTGCTATAACATTGTCGGACGACACTTCCCGCTTGACGGACATTTCTCGGCCCAACAACGAATTTGTCGCTTGCTTTCTTAATAGAGGGCGCTTCAGCGATACAGCAAAGAACGCTCATCTTAATCAGAATCTTCATCAAACGGGTGGTAAAGTTTTGCGCCACCTTACGAACGTCACCGTTAGTATTGTTAATGAATGCTTCCATATTTTCATACTCTAACATCAGAGCATCATTAAAAGCAGCAGAATACTTGATAGTTGACTTAGCATCACGACCTGATTCATCGAACTTTTTCTTTAGTTCTTCATATACCTTATAGATACCATTTACGAACTTCTCAATCGGTTGGTCAACTTCTTCAAAGGTCCCTGCTTTCATAATTTGGTCACGACGCATTTTCTGTTGAATGTGTTCAGGAACGTCCCAAACATAAAGAAGCATACGTTGAAGAACACCTTTGTTCGCAATAACGTCACTAAGATTCTCAGGAGGATAAGTCATAGCAATAGTTGAACGTTGGCTTAGGCAGTATTTTACTTCGTTATCGAACTGACGAAGAGCCTTACTGATTACCCAAGATTCACCGGCTAGCGTATTCATCAAAGTATTTAGATACACAATAGAAGATTCATTATGTTGTGTTGGTTTGAACACGCCTGAATATTCAAATTCATCCCAATGGGCAAGACCTGCACCTTCCAAGTGTCCGGGGACAGAATCTAATTCAACTTCACCTTCATCATTGATTGTTTTATTGAAACCACCAATCAAAGTTGCATCGGTATAGTCAGTTAGGGAAAACGTGTCGAAACTTTGAGGACGGTTATAGTCTTTCCAAACCAAGTTTGGGTGAGTTCCTTTCTCATTAATTCTTCTAAATACACCTTCTGCAACAGGACCAACAAAGTTCCAAAGGGTTGACTTCCCTGTTCCCGAAGTTTGAATCCAACAAAAATGGATTCTAGAATCTTCAATATTTCTTCCATTCACGATTTGCACGAAGTCTTTTGAAATCTGACCTAGAATCACAAAGAACGATACTGCCGCAGGCACGTCATTCATGTGTGAAACTTCAAGTGCAGACTTCTGAAACTCCCTAACTAACGCAGGGAGCGATTCCGAGAAAGCCGTTGCTCGTTCTTCATAAAATTCAACAAATTCTTCTGCTTCATTCATACTCTCACCTTATCTTCTGAGTTTAATGTATCTAAAATACGGTTTGCAACCGTTGGACCGATACCTTCCATTTTTGTAATTTCGTATGCTTTCTGTTCTCCGATTTCCATAATGCAACCGAATTCTTTAATCAAGCGTTCCGCTTTTGATTCTGACACTCCCTTAATCGTCGAAAGCATATCAACTCTTAAGTCATCTGTTGCTAATCTCTTGTGGATTCTAGGCTTAATGCTAGGTCTATCAAGAGGTTGCATTTTACATACCGCAGTAATGATTTCAGCGGCTTCTTCCTCTGATTCGACCCACATTGGTTTAGTGTCCATGTCTAGAACAATACGACCGTATGCTCCCAAGAATTTATTTCTTAGAAGAATACCTCGCGTTCCTCTGGGCATATTGTTTGGTGAATTATCAATCACATTGTTGATGGCTTCTTGGAGATTACCATAAATTAGAACAATGTTTGTTTTATATGCCCTATCCATGTTATCAATCTGAGTCCACATTCTTTTTGAAATAACTGAACCTAAGAAGTCGGTAGTTGATTTGGCTTCAAAGCACACGTCATTGAAAACGTAGTCGCCAATTTCAATCCACTTCTTTTCTGTTTTGATGTTTAGTGCTTTTGCTTTTTGCTCGACTAGTCGAACTAGTTTTGAGCCTTCTTTTTCTCTTGAATCTATAATCAACATTACTGATATTCCTCCTTAATAGATAGTCGTTGTATTTGAAAATCGTATGCAAGGTTTTGAATCCATTGCACAAATGTTATGTCTGCCCATTCTAGTTTTTGGTCATACCAATATGCTTTTTTGAATTCTAAAAAATCTTCATATAATATTTTGACAGTTTCTTCTTTTACTGACATTGCGCTACCTCCGTTACTGACGCTAAAATAAAAGCAATTGTTCCTGTTATATAAAAAGCAACTCTAGCATAAAACATTAAATCACTTCTTTCCATTTGGGAACCTCCAACACTTACCTACACAATATCCGTTTGAAATAAGAGTCTTACAACTTGGGGAGAAACGATTGTTTCTAACTGTATATGATACGTGCTTCCTAGATTCACGTTCATTCCAATCTAACCAAACGTCTTCTGATTTACCATAGACTTCATGTATTTCATCCATAATCTTATTGATGATTGGCTTTGCTTGCTCGCCTCTTAACTGAACTCCCGTGCAATTAGTCAAAATATCCCGCCACCATTGAACAAGATAAACGCGGGCAAAATGGCCGGGATTCTCAACCATAGTCGCATGATATAAACATGGAAGGATGGGAAGATTACCGTCGTGTTGAGGCACAGAAACTTCACCTTCGACCATCTCGATAGGGGGTTGTTCGGGGAAGACTACCCTCTTAGACCCCGACTTTCGGAAGGGAATAAGTCTTGGACTTCGCGCCATTTCAATTACTTCGCTAAGGGTCATCGAAATCACGTCTTCATAGAAAAGAGGGATGCAATATAATGGATTACCTTGGCCATCATCTGAAGCCATATTTACCGTATTTGGAACTCTTCGTAGTCTAGTTGCCTGCCCTACTCTATCATCGAGAGAAGACCCGCCACCACCATTTCTAAGATACTCTTTAACGACTTTGAAATAAGCCTGAATATTTCTAATATCGTCTGTGCGCTCTCCTTCAATGAATAAATGAAATCCCCTCCCTGAAAAGAATAATGTGTGCATCAAGTCTTCTTCTTTAACCATATCCATAATGATTTGAACATCACGGTATGCTTCTTCTAGTTTTTCTTCGTGTGCATCAAAGTCTAAGAAGATACGATTAAGAACAACGGAAGCATCAATCGCAGTAGTTTCCGAAAACTCTTCAAAATCATAGACGGTGGTATATACGTTCGTCCTATTATTGTGCGAATTCACAAAGTTAGAATAATCATTCTTCGTCAGAACTTTCTTTCTCTTCATCTGCGGAGCGTTCGGAATGTGACTTCCGGCCCACACTAATCTTGGAAACATCATTTTTATTACCTCCGAAATTTACGGTTGCATTATTTAGCATTTCACGAATAATCCCTGCAACTTCTGCTTGAAGTGAAGACATGATTGCATCTCTCATAGCATCTTCAAAAGTGCTTCCAACAAATCCATCATTAATTCTAACTTCTCGAATTAGTTGGAAACGTTCACTTAACTTCATTTCAGAATATAGATTATGAGAGAGACCCTCGATAGTTTGCTTTAGGTTTGAAATTTCATTGAACGTCCAATCCTTCGATAAAACCTTAGATTGAATCAAGTCTTTAATCATCACAACCACGAATCCGTTTGAGCCGCGTCACAAATACCAAAGAAAGAACAATGACTACATGTCTTGAAGTAGAACTTTGGCGCAAAGATACCCTGTTCATAAGCATGAAGGAGTTTAGCGATACCGTCAACAACAGAAGTCATAGAACGCTTCTTGGCTTCTTCGACATACATGTAGTTTGATACAGGGTAATACCAACCCCAATGAGTTACTCTCATATCTTTTGTTAGTCCGTTCTTAATAAGAACTTCTTCAGGTGCAGATTCAATCATCAATTGATAGAACGCCATTTCTTTCCGCATTGAAGTTGTCTTATAATCCTTCCACGGTCCCGTTTTTAACTCCAAAGGAATTAGAGAATTTCCTTCTCTAAATACACGGTCAATGATTCCTTGAAGGTGAATCTTATAATCACGTTGAAGTGTGAACTTCTTGCTCTGATTTGCACGGAAAATGATTTCCGCATCAAATAAACCTTCATTTACAATCGGTAGGTATTCATCTAATTTATCTTCTTCCTTTGCTTCGATAAATCGTTCTGCTTCGGTTGATGCGATAGTCAGATAAATATCCAAATAGTCATCAATGGGAAAAAGACTTTGACAATAGTCCAAAAGTTCTGTGTTATTCATTGTTTCTGCCTTAGCAATATCGAAATCATTAAAGAAATCTTCTCTTGCGTTGTGAACCACAGTTCCTTTGAGCATCGCTTCAGTTTGGTCTTGGGGAAGACGCTGAATATAACTGAAATCATACTTCTTCGGACACCAATCATGGGAACCAAGTGAAGATTTAGTAATCTTTAGGATTGGTTTAGATGGGTCTTCGGCATTTTCAGGGTTCCATTGATACGTGTATTCGTCCATCGAATCAATTACTGCTTTATATTTTTCTTCTTGGTTCATATTTACCACCATTCGTCTAGTTTTTGTTGGATTCTGTTCGTTCTGATGCTAGAAGTTTCCCAACCCATAGCACGATAGATAGGTTCTGCCTTTTTGATGACCTGCTCTGCGTAATGTTCATAATCGGGCGTCCAATTATCGAATTCGTCGTAAGATGATGCGGAAATGTAGTCAACTTGCTTCTGTTCTTTAGTCAGAGGATGCGTAAAGGTCTTTCCGGGCGCGTCAACTCTAAGATAGAGGTAAGAATCTTCGAATTTTGTCCCTAGATGCTCCCAAGCATAGAGAACTCCGGCAATTCCTGAAGCAATCGAAGGTCGCTTATACTGAAGCGTCACAAAATCCTTTGCATCCTTTCCGCAGCGGTCACACCACTTCATCCGAATCGCTGAACGCATTTCATGGTGTCGCTTACAATCGGGACACTTCAACATGAAGCGGTCCTCTCTCAAACGACTACGTTTTACGATTGAACGCATGGGGATTTCACCATTTCTAACGGAAGAATATGTTTCATAAAGGTAATTGTTGATTTCTCCCTGAGTTTTTTGCTCAACCCACATTTGAAGCACCTTTGTTTGCACTTCTTTTGCTAGTTTGGTTTCACTAACTCTTTTTGCAGTAAAGCCGGTCATTGTGAACTTAGGTTTCTTAAGATGCACTCCATCTTCCCAAGTAATCATTCCCGCGTTACGGTTCTTCGTAATACCGACACCCAACGCTGAATAATATTTTTCAAACTCCAATGCAACGGGATGTTCTGCAAGTCCGAGAACATTCGGGAACTTCTTTCTGACGACATTTTCAATCTCCTTTACTGTTTCTAAGGCTCGGTCTATATCATCAATCTGAACATAGATTGAATCCGTGTGACCATAAACTACCTTCATTCTTCTTCACCACACCATTCACAATCAAAGGTTTCTTCACAAGATACGCACATATAGTCCACACCATCTGTAGTCCACATTGATTCGCCGCAACAACGACAAATGCTATCGGGTAGGTTAGCGACTAGACTTTCTAGCCTTTTGAGTTTTTCCATCAAAGCCAAAACAGCACTATTGGATGGGTTCACTTCCACCACCTCTTTCCTGTATAGTGTGTAAATTTCATAGCAGGTGCTTCATGTAACTCTTGCATTTCTGTTACTGCACCGCGCAAAGCCATTACTTCTTTCACAACAGCAAAAAGTTCTTCTCGCTCATCTTCAAGATGATTGATTCTCTGCGTTAGTTGTTCAATCTTATCTTCCAATAAATTAATTCTGCTTTCGTTATCTAGTTTCATCAAATTCGCCTCCATGTTTGTTTTCCAATACGGACTACCTTTGGACTCGCTTTCAATCGAAGCCCAATTGAGTTGTTACAGGGTGTATATTTACCCATGCTATCGTATGCTCTTCCCTTAAAATCTCTTGTGAAAAATGTTTCACCTGAGTTATAAGAGTCAATTACTTCTTCGATTCTTTGTTTAATTGGTTTCACCATTTAGTTCATCTCCTTTGCTACAAACGCTGCTTCACGGATTGCTTCTCTTGCTGATGCAGTAATTGAAGCGGCTAGTTCAACGTCAGCCCATCCGAACCCTTGAAAAGCAACAATGCCATAAAAAGAAGCCATTAGTCTTTTTACGGCCATTTGATTATTATACCACTTCGTATAATCTTCTTCATTTTCTTCTTCGCGGGCCTCACGCATACGACGCTTATATTCGTTACGCAAGTTCTTAAGCGTGAGAACAGACTGAGGTAACAAACCTAATTTGTCTGTTTTATAATATCGCATTTCCGATACCTTTTCTTCGGAGAAATCTCTGGGAGTCAAGATGTTAACTCCAAACTCAGTTGGTTCGTGAGACTTAGTTTCCCATGAAATGTTACGTGCAATCATCATAGATGGATATAGACCGGCAAAGTCAAAAGCCGCTACATTCAAATGAAGACCATTCGTTCCTTCCGAAGTCGGGTCATAAATCATCGCCCCTTCGTATTCTTCACGTTCTTCAGGCTTTATTCCTGTTGGTGCTTTCCACCAAGCATTACGCATGAAATAAATTGAACCCATGTGACTTGCATAGAAACAAGCATCGAAGGGAGCAACGAGCAAACGCTGAAGTGAAATGATGGCTTCACTAGTAAAATTTGTTTCATCAATCTTCCTAAGAATCTCAACGTCAACTAAAGCATATTGCAGATAATGGTATGTATCTTCAAGCCATCCACGATTATAGAAATCATCGCCTTCAAACTTAGATTCCCAAGACTTGCCTTCTCCAAACAAAGTGTTAGAAACATAATCTAATGAGAGAGAAGGTAGCGTCCCCCTTTGAGAATCGTTCCATTGTCGCTCAAAAGCAAGGTCTAAGTTAAGGGTTATGCGGCCCTTGATGGGCTGAGAAATCGGTGAGAACCCATTGTCCCCCTTAACGTAAGTAAAGCCGTCCTTGGTCTTCTTAACACCATCAACGGCGAAGACAGGGCTTAGAAGGTTGGGATTCAACCCATTAGCACACATACGCTTCAGTAATACGGGCAAATCGAACTTTAGACCAAACCAAGCAATTAGCATATCAGGGTCTTGAGTATTCAATTCATTAACGAATCCTTCAAGCATTTCTTTCTCTGAGGAGAAGATTCTCATGTCGTTTCCGTAACCTTCAATTTCAGGAGTTGCTAACAACTCAGGAGGATATTCTGGAAACCAAGTCCAAAGATAAAACGTTTCACTAAAGTTATCATAAAGACTAATTGCAGTAATCGCATCTTTATGCTTTCCACTAGGCATCCATTCCATATCCCAATACCACTTTCGCAGTTTATATTCTGGAAGTTCAGTTAACTCATCAACACAATACCGGAAATGGAAAGGAACATCTGCTTCCCAAGTCTCAGAGAAACGCTTCTTTGCTTCTCTAATATCTTCAGACTTATCAACAAATACCTTCTTTAGAGCATGACCATCCAAAGTTACTGCATCTGTATTTTCATACTTAAATGGTCTTTCAGTATATACAGATGGCTTATATTCAGCAACTTCAGGGTGGTCTTGACGGATATAGAAATAAGGATTAAACTCCACAACTTCAGTTTTCTTTTCTCCGTTCTCTCTCCATGATTTGAAAATGTGTCGCCCTGTATTTAGTTTGCTAATAATCATTCATACGCCTCCGACATAGGGTGCTTTAACTAGCCTCCTATCGTCAGAAATGATAACAATAGGTGCATCGTCTAGCACATAAAAGGTAAGCACTTGGTCTTTTTTGAAGAATTTGTGAAGCGGACCCGAAAATTCAACGGTTGCTTCATCACCAACACGAAGCATTGGTGTAATCTGTTCAGTATAGTTGTTGTTAACACCATCTTCACTAGAGAAGGTTAGTGCCTCTTTACTTGCATCAATTTTATAGACTCCTGAACCAACGAGTTCGCAGCCAGAAATCACATCTGAGAGGGTTTCATTTGAAATGATAAAAGCCCCTTCAAATGCAGCCTTACCCATAGTTGGAATATTCTTAGGGTCTAGAACAACCGGCATTTCTGAAAGTCTAGGACCAAGGCGAGTAATTACTTGCATATTAGACCATTCAACTACTCTTGGAATTGAAGCCTTACGGGTTCCTGATGAAAGAGTCATAAAGTCTCCTGTTTCAACAGTTACCTCTTCACCAAACTTCTTTAGATAAGGTAAGATAGATGAAGCCTTACAGATAAAGTCTCCATCAATTTCAACCTCAACCTCAAGAACAATGTTCACGACAAAGGTATTATTTCCTGTCCAAAGTTGCAATTCGTTATCTTCACCTTTCATGTAGAAAATATCATCAAGGCTACCTGAAGACAGGCCACCTTTCTTGACGTATTTTCCCTTCACTTGGATGCTTTCGAGTGCTTCTTTGAATGTATTCGTATTAATATTAAACTTCATATTCCTCAAACCTTGCCTTCGCGCAATTCAGGAACTCCTTCCCACTTGACCATGTTAGGTCCAACAGTTAGAGTTTCCCAAGTCTTACCGACTAATTCTGTATTTGTTTTAGAGGCAGTTAACGTTGCCTTATAGATGGTGTTACCCTGTTTCTTTGTCTGCTTCGTGCTAATGACTTGAAAAAGAGCATCGCCCCAATTATGCCAATTTGGTTTTTGACCAACAACTTCACCTGTTGAACCATAATCGGCCTTAGCGTGCGTAATATACACTTGGTCACAATCTAAAGACTTGCACATCTTTAATAGAGCATAAAAGGGAGCATTACGCTTACCCCATTCAAACTTCATCTTTTGTGGCTTTCCAATCTTTGAAGAACCTGTAACGTGTAGTGTGCAAATGTCTAACCACTTGTCCACACCATCAAACACAAACAATACATCTTCGCCTTCGGCAATTCTTTCTTGCACGAATAGAACGAAGTCTTCTGAGTTTCTTTCAGAAGCAGTAATGTCTGCTTCGCCTTTATCATTCAACACTTGAGGATTCCAAAGCGTGATTCTGTCGGTGCATTCATGATTTTGACGCCACGTTGGTTCGCAACCGTCATCCCAATCAAGCACATAAATCTTCTTATCTGGAAAATCCAAAGCAAGACCTGACTTAACCGTTTTAGGTTCGCCCCAAATACCAAGAACCAAGCGGTTGTTACGTTCTAGACGACGCTCAGTTTGCGCCTGAAGTTTTTGCTTGAAAGCAATAAGCCTAGAATTGTTTTGTGTTTCTTCACTTGCTGCCGAAGTTCCTTTCTTAGATGTTAGACCCATTAAAACCACCAATTTCGTATTCCTCAAGATTCAATTCTTGACCGTGAACAGTTGACCAAACCTTGAGAATCTTCGCAACTTCATCTTGTCCATCAGCCTTATAACGACATTCCTTTGAACCAAGATGAAACTTGAGCCAATATTCGCCGCTTTTCTTTTCGTTTTCTTTGAATGTGATAAAATCAACATTAATTAAATCAATCACATAATTGTTTTCTAGTAAAAAGTATCTATTTTGTTTTAACATATTATACCCCCAACGGGAAAGGGCTTTGCACCCTATTGAGCGTCATTCAACCGCCACGCTTACACGGTAGTTTAATTCAGAACCAATCGTAGTCCTCTTCAACCGCCTGAGTTACCTCAACGGCTGAACCTTTGCGGTCAAGGACATAAAGTCCCGTCGTGTTAATCGTTGCAGGTTCGGTTTCTCCATCAACTGTGCGCTGAGAGGTATTACCGATAACGATAACAGATGAGCCAATACCGAAGTCAATTTCGATATGTGCAGGAATCCAACAGGTAACTACACCACTTCCCTCATCATAATCAAACTCAGCATTCAAGTCTGTGATGTTTAGGATTCGGTTTCCGTTAGAAGTTGGAGTCATGTTCATGTTGCAGACCACACCATCAGTTACGATGAAACGCTCGTTATATGGAAGGGATTGCCTTTCAACGTGCGCTCGGTCAATTTCAACAAGAGGAACAATGTGACTCGACATTTCATTGATGAGAAGGTTCTCAAAGTCGAAATTGTCCATGTTCCGGTGGTCGCTGTTTTCAGGGTCAAGAGCCGAATTCAAAACAAGGCTAGCCTTGGTTACATCGGTCATACCGTAAAGATTACCGTTATCATTCGGAATCGCTAGGAAGTGGACCCATTCAAAGGTGTTTGGTTCAAACTCCACGGCAGGTTGATTCTTGTAAGAGAACGGATAAAGAGCCATTCCTTCCTTACCTTCAACAGAACCATAGAAAAGACCTTGACGGCGGAATTGCTCAACAGGGAGAGGCTTACCATATCCCTTGTTTTCTCCACCATTTCCGTATCGCTCCGTATCATCAAGTGGGATGAAATAAGAGCCATCTTCGCCTTCTTCCGCACCATTTGGAAGATTGCTTACGGTCTTTTCTTGGTATTCTCCCTTGTGGTAGCGAGAAATGACCCACTTTCCAAGGGCGTTCTGCGTAGCAACTGCAACAATACCGCTTTCTAGCGCATTGTCTGAATCGCGTCGGTATTCTTCACCGGCACGACGACGACGCCAAGCCATCATATCGCGGGGTGCATCCAAAGCCATAAAGAATCCAAATACCTTCTTTGTTAGGCTTCCGCTATCAGTTGAAGGCCTGTTCTGAGAACGACGATGTTGCGCCACAAAGGAACGCCAAAGGGCCTTACCGAAAGCATCGGTAATTTCCAAACCATTCTCAGCACAGATTTCTCCATACTTCTTTTCTGCTTCTTCTTGAGTCATCCCAATGTATTGAAGGGACTTCCCGATTTCATTTTTCATATCTTCTTGCATTTTCAATCACTTCTTATTTTTTTCAAAGTTGTCCAACCATCCACGAAAGTAATACCTTCGGAGTCATAGTTGTGGACCGCCATTCTGTTTCGCCAATCGTTCTTAAGAACTTGAATTTAATTTTTGCATCTAATCCTTCTGAATTGATTACTGCGTCGTGCATTCCAATACAGATTTCTTTTACTGACCTACCATCAACAAGCATCTTATGGAAGTAAGCAATCGCTGAATTTTTATTGTTGATTAGAATATCAAGGCCTTTAGAGAAGTCTTCAAGCCCAATTTCAATTTGCTTCTTGAGGGACGTATTGCTAGACTTTGCCGCCTGCACTTCGGTAATGACCCTCCTTAAATCGAGGGACGCCGAGGATATAAAGGTGACTAGTTCATCCTGAGAAAATCGCTCGACTCCTTCAGCCTGAAGGATTTTCTGGATTACTTCAAGGATGACTTCATTGGTCAGCGGCTTAAAATGATAGTTAGCACACCGGCTTTGAAGTGCAAAGATAATCTTGTTTCTATCGTTACATGTAATGATGAAACGAATGTTAGATGAATACCTTTCCATGATTCGCTTTAGTGCATTCTGCGCATCGGAGGTCATTCCATCCATTTCATCCAGAAGCATGATACGGAAAGGAACATCACCGATAGTTCCGCTTTGTGCAATAGTCTTAATTGTTGTTCTGACTGTTTCTAGTCGTCGGTCATCGGATGCATTCACTTCAACGAAGTTATCATCAAAGGCTTCTTTGAGCATAGACTTTGCTAGAGCAATAGCCGCAGCAGTTTTCCCGTTACCGGGATTACCATATGCAAGAACGTTAGGCATATTTCTTTCTTCGACCCATGTTGATGCGTCCATTGTGAAGTGTTCTTGTCCAATCACTTCGCTGATTTTACTTGGTCTATATTTTTCTGTCCATAGCATTATAATTCACCTCTTAAAAATTGTTGCGCGTGTTCTGATGTAGCAATACCAAAATCAATTGCCTTACTGTATTTTTCATACAGATTACCTAGCATCGCTTTACAGAATATTTGTATAAAATCTAATCTGGTTTTAGGTAGAGATAACATTACTTCCACATCATCTAATAGATCAGATCTTGTTTTTTCTATTTTTTCCCATGTTCTTTCATAAGACGGGATATAGTTGTCTCTAAATAACATTAGGCGCGCAAATAATAAAGAGTTCTCCTCAAACTTAGTTTGTAGTTCTGATTCATAAGGTAAAAATATTTTCTTATTTTCTAAAACTTCTTCTTCCAAAGGAACAAGTGAGCCTCTTTCATAAAAGTGAGACTTTAAACAAAGCCAAATCCAATAATCTGCTCCATCTAAATATTCTGATTCTGAATGACAAAGACGACAAAGGACATGAAAATTGCTTGCATAATTGCTTCCCTTTTGAGCCTTTGCCAGAATATGTGCTCTTTCTAAATGTTCCTCTTTACCGCAAGCGTAGCAGCATTCTTTTTGATTCATATGCAATACATCAGACATAATAGGGATTCTCCAAAACTGGTCTATATGATGAATTGGTATATTGGTCCCGGCCAAATCAATTCCTCCATTCATCTCTAACAGTCCAAAGATAGTCTCTATTCTTCGGCCTATTGATATCCACAGGAACTAGTTTTAGTTTCCTTTCCCTATCACACTTAGATAGGATATTAGCAGTTGTTCGAGAATTTGCAGGAAGCCAATGACTAGGCATTCTATCCTGTAACATCTCAGTTAAAGTTCTGGTTGGTAGTGGTCTTCCTACTTCAAGAATAATTTCTACACAACCATCAATGATTCTTTTGTTTTTTGGTTTCATATTATCACATAAATTGGTCAAGAGTTCCCACGTCATAAACAACAGGGTCCGTCTTTTTACGGCGTTTCTTATCAGCAATACCGATAATTCGACGCTCGGCGTTATTGAGTTTCTTTCCTGCCCAAGCAGAAAATTCAGGGTCTTTTAGCAACTGTCGAAGAGTCTTTTCATTCTTGACCCCTAACTTTCGACAGATATACGGAACCTTAGAATAAGCATTCCGTTTCGGCATATTTACTCGACCAAAGGAGTTACCTTCGTGAGCATAAGCCAACATTTGATAGAAGTAATCTTGCCTCCATCTTCGCTTAACTACACCATCAACAAAAATCAAACGATTCGGATGCATGTTTTCTGCAAGCCAAGAAACGATTTGCGTATCTGATGGCTTATTGAAGAGCAAGGCATTCGCTACCTTATCCCTATCTGTTTCCTTAAGATACATTCTAACCAAAGAGTAGGTATCTATTTCAGCCGCTTGTGGAGTTTCACTTCTTGGTGCTAAAGACATAACTTCATCACGCAAGTAATTGTTACTCCCGGCTCTTTTAATCTGACACATATTTTTGATTTCAGATGGAACAGACTTTTCATTGATTGAAGTCAGGACAATTTGTC